GGTATGCAGTGCGGGAACGAATGTTCGCGGATTGTGCAATTTAAGGTTGTCCCTCGCTGCGTGTGGATGCGTGGCAGGTAGCTGGCGAAGGCGCGGCAAATCTGATTTACGGGCGCGGCTCGCGCGCGGGACTTTGCGCTGGAAGGGTGGCCGAGCGGTTTAAGGCAGCGGTCTTGAAAACCGCCAGGGGTGCAAGCCCCTCGTGGGTTCGAATCCCACCCCTTCCGCCATTCCATTGGTCTAAGTATTTGTAATTTAAAGAGTTTATTGTTCAATGTCCTGCCGGACCCATCTTTTTATCCATACAAGGCGAGCGGGCCTACAACCTCAGATTTTGATGATGTAGTTGAGAATGATCGTTGGCTGCACGTTGTTGTGCGCGCCACCGCCACCCGTGTTCTGATTCGTTGCAACTGTCGTATCAGTAGTGCGGCTAGTGTCCGATGAGCCTCCCGCATTAACGAGTTGCTGCACCGCCGCGTTTCCGCCGCTGCCGGGCAAATCGTTACGGTCGTCATAACGTACCGAGTGTCCATGCGCGTCCTGCGTATGGGTATGCGACGGCATCTCAGCCGTCAGCAACGTGTGAGTCTCAGCGCCGCCAGCCGCGCCGAGCGTGTCGCCGTCCAATCCGCCCGATTGGTTTGTCAGCCGGTTGGCCGATGAGCCGCCCATGTCGTCTTGGCCGGCGATAACGCGCCCGCGCAAATCCGGCAGGGTGAATGTCGTTGACCCGTCGCCCGCCCCGTATGTCGTGCCGCAAGCGGTGAACAGGTCGGCATAAGTTGTGCGGCTCACATCCTGGCCGTAACAAAGCAACCACCCATCTGGGGCGGCTGCACCGACGTAGGGGAAAATGGCACCCGCCGGGACCAGTCGATATGTCCCCTGTTTGACTGTCGTTGCGTCGATTGACCCCGTTACGGTTGCGCCAGTCGATGCAATATCAATGATCTTCGCGCCACCGGCTGCAATGCCGATGTTATCAGAGCCGATTCGATAAAGGCCGGTGTTCTGGTCCGAGCCAAACGTAAAGCCAGGCAACGACACGGTACCGTTGGCGGCTTTGAGCTGACCGCTCATAATCGATTGGCCGTCCACAGCGAGTGAGTTTGTCATCTCGCTCGCAAAGTCCGCAAAATTCGCGTTGTAATCGGACGATGAAATCGGAGTAAGGGTCGTGGCGGTGTGAAGAACCGTCATCGTACCGCTGCCATTTCTAGCCATTGCAATTGCCTCGTATCTTAGCCCGCCGATCCGAATGGTTCATTGCGGACGACATGCGCGTTTCTCGTTTTGGGTTCCATCAATCCTGATTGCCCGCCTACTGCCTCGTTTGGTCGTTCGGGTCAGGCATTGATGCTGGCCTGTATTTCTCCAGCCATTCCTTCGTCACGTCTTCGGAGGTCATGCCCTGCGGCAGATAAACGATAGTCGCGCCGGCTGCGTTGCCCTTCTGATCGACTGACGACAATGCAGGGCGCTCATAGCGCGCGGCTCTTGTCGCGGCTTCAATGCGAACATCCGCAGGAAAATCCGGGTTCTTGTAAACCGCCTGCAGCAACATGACGCCATCGCCTTGAAAGGCGTCTTCGCCCAACGTTTCAGAGATTTGGGCCATCGCCTTTCGAAGGGCTTCCTCCCGCTCCAGAGTCTTCTTGTTCTTCGAGCCGGGGCCGCGTCCGCCGGTCTTCTGTCTTTTCGGTTTGTCGTCCATCTCAAAAAACCCCGTAGATAATTGCCGCGACAAGGATCACGGCCATTGCCAGAGCGGTCATTGCGCCAATGCGTTCAAGCCGTCTCATCGCCTGTCCGTTGACCATCGCTGTTGCTTTCGTCGCCTCGTATTGCTGGCGACAAGTTCATTGAATGTCAGTGACGATCTAAGCAGCCCGCTCGGGTCCACGCGAAATTCATGGATCGGCGTTGGCACATATGGCTTGCCCGGAATCCAAGGGCGGCTCATTGCTGCATAACGCCAGTCGTCGGGCGCGTGATCTTCGCCGTCGCTGTCCATATCCTCCGGGCGCAAAGCATCGTGCTGCATAGCCGGGATTGTCCGAATGCTGTCAACGCATGTCGAGAAAGCTGCGATCATCGCCCGGCCCTCTGCGTCACCCTTCAATCGCTGGCGCAGCACATCCCAACCGCCCATCGCGCCCAAGCCTGACACGCGCTTGTTATCGGCCCTCGAGAAATGGAGCCTGTAAGGCGCGCTCCCCATGCGCTCGGCAATCGAGGGGCCGCCAGACACAATCCATGCGGACGGGTCCATTACGCTGTAACGGATGCGCTTTCGTTCCTCTGGCGATTCACGATCAAGGATGCCCGCCGCAACTTCTTCGGCTGTCAGCTTCAAGCCAACGTTATATTGCCCTGGTTTCATCCCGTACCATTCGCGATAGCGGATGATTGCACCGCGCGGCAGGACAACAGTTCGCTCCCTGTCTCCGGTCTGCGCCTCGCAATCGTCACCCACGACTGCCCACCATCCGACACTGAACGGCTTCGCGCTGCCCCAGTCGGCTGATCGAAAACGCAGCCAATCTGCCGGAATTTCAAATGGAGCAATGACGTGCCGTGCCGCGTTCCATTCGGAGAAAAACGCGCCTTCGATGACTGACCAATCGCCCTCAAGCCACGCCTTTACAAGTTGCTCGGAGCCAACTTGAAAGAGGTTCGCTACGTAGTCATCGCCCAAATATTTATTGTCGGACACTTTGGACGGAATGAATATGCGCTTCTTTATGATCTTCTGTTTCGTGAACGGGTTCACAAACTCCGTCTCGAAAAGTTCGAACCCGCGCGGGTGCGTATCAAGCTTGTATCGCCCCTTCACCCATTGGTGGCCGGGGCCGCCGGGGTTGCATGTGCCCTTCATCTGACACGGCACACCGTTGCCGCTGCGCAGTGTGGCCTGCATTTTGTTGATCGGGCTTTCGCTCGGGAACGTCCCCATTTCTTCCGGGTAAAGCCGCGTGTAGCTATGGCCCTGGTAGCTATCCGCGTCTGAATCATTTTCCAGATACGCAAAGCGCATGCGCCCGCCCTTGGGGCCTCGGAAATATTTGTCTTGCTCGTGCCATTTGTGACCAATCGGGGTCAGGACGTATTTCGCGCGCTCTATCAGTTCGGTCAGCTCTGTTCGTTCGCGACGGAACGCAAGCGCAATTGCATCATTTCCATATCGGTCTTGATGCGCGATCCAGTCGCCAATAACGCCGTCAGACTTGCCGCCGCCACGCGCGCCGCCGAACCCGACATCATCAAACGGGCAATCAATGAATGCCGCCTGCCGGGGCTGCGCTTCCCAAATTTTCGTTGGCGGGGTATAGCTTTCAGTCATGAAAGCCCCCTGGCCCCAGCTTGCTGCCGGCGCGCTCGCGATCATTGCGCTCGATATTGGCCTTTATCTTTTCACGCCACATTGGAACGTCTATTCGTTCTTCGGCGGCCTTGCGACCGGCTGCATTCTTATGGCGATTGGCGTTGCTGCGGATCGGCATGACGGACGATCACTTTCCTAATTGAAGCAAGCTGCGCTTCCGCTGCGCTGCCTGTTCCGGTGCCGTGCTCATAAGCAGCGCCGCCAGTGTGTCGCGCGCGCCTACCCCGCCGCTGCTGGCGCGACGGTTCGCAAGATCGGTCAGGGTCGCCAACACGCGGTCGCGCTGCGGGCCTGCCGCCGTCAGAAGATCGGCAACGCCTTCGCGAGTCCGCTGCGTCCCTCTGTTCAAGACGCTGCGCAAGCCTGCCTCAACCGGCAATGCCGGGGCTCGATTCAACGCGCCCGTCAACGTCATGTTGGGAACGCCGCGTTCGGCCATGTCCTTCACGGCTTCGATTCGAGGCGACGTTCGGGAGTTTGCTGCTATGGCCTCATAGGTGCCCTGAAAGTCAGTCTCGCGCCGCGCCGTCGCTAGCAAACTGTTTGTTGCCCTATCGCCAATGAGCATCCGCAGCTTTTGCGCCGTGTCGCCATCGGGGCCACCCTGCAACAATTCGCGATATACCTGCCGCCCGCCTTCGCTCATGTTGGCCGGAGCAACCTCACGGATGCGCTCTAGGGCACGTCGCGCGCCCGCCGCAGCGGCGATCCGCTCCATGCGCCCCATGCCCGCAACCGTCTCCTGGAATTGCTCGGGCAAGAGCTTGTTCTGGAAAAGGTTCAACCCGGTTTCGAGGGCTTCCTGCACAGCAAACTTGTCAGCCGCGATGCCACGCGCCCGCGCGTATTCCCCGCCGGTCAGAGTATCGAGATGCGAGACAAGCGCGCGCTTGGTTTCGAGCAATGCCGATAGCGAGGTCTTGCCGGCGCTGTCGAGATCGGGATTCCGCGCGAACGCTCCAATGCGAGCGTCCAGACTTTTCTTGACCCAATCCCACATGGCGAGGCTTGGCGTTGCATTGGAGTTGAGGACAAGTCGCCCGTCCGCCGTTCGGGTGA